GGCAGCCATGTCGGCCACGGCCCGGGTCTGGTCCACGCGCTTCTGCTCCCGGAAGTAGAGAACCTGCGCACGGCCCCAAGGCTTGCGCCACGGCACTTCCTTCCACCACTGCTCCATGCTTCCGGCCGAGCCGTAGGGGAAGTGGTAGTCGGCTGGGTGCCGGGTGCGGATGAACGCGGAGATCGGAGCACCGTAGGGGTCTTTCTTGATCCCGCCACGGATGCGCGAATCGAACTGCATGGTGGTCGGCGTCGAGAGTCGGTCAGGGTCGATCATCTGGATCGCCGTGTTGAACTCCCGGGCCTGCTGCTTCGGCCACTCGACCGTCGCCAGAACCTCGCCACCGAAGACGGTCACGCCCACGGCCAACCGGATCAAGCCGGTGAAGTCATTCTGCCGGGAAGCGTCCACCCAATTCTGCGGGCTCTCGGCCCAGAGGGTGAACTTCTGCTCGACCTCTTCCTGAAAAGCCTCGGCCCACTCTTCATCCTTGCCCAGCACGGCCCACGAGGGCTTCGAGTTGAGCATGTAGAAGGCCCCGACGATGGAGTCCTTGTGGAGCTGCGCCCCACCTTGGACGTAGCCGTCATTCCGGCCGAGGTCGCGCGCTCGTGCGTCCAGCGTGTCCTTGTCCGGGAGCATGTCGAGGTCTGCCGACTGAAGCGCGGGCCGCCATCCTGCGATCTGCTTGTCCATGCGGGCTGCGCCGTCATAACCGCCACGCCCCAGCGCGGCAGAAACCGGCAGGGGCGATCCGACTAGGCTGTCAATTTCCCGCAGCTCGTGCGTGGTCAAGTCTTCCATGTCAGAGCATCCATGCGTTCAACGGCCCGGTGATCCCCGTCGGCTTGCCGAGAAGGGACTTCAGTTCCGTGATGTATGCCTGAAGACGACCTGCATTGGCAACCGCGAACTCCACACGCTCGCCGTTCTGGTCAACGAAGACCCGGGCTTGCTTGCCGAGGCGCAGGTCGTGATATGCTGTCTCTGCGTCCGCGAGGCGCGTTTCGTAGAGGGTCCGCTGTTCGGTAGTAAGGTTCATGCGAGGCTCCCTGCAAGGTCTTTGAACGAGCGCCGGGTCTTCTGTTCCGCGTCAAAGGGCTTATCGTTCACAACCGGGTCAAATACCAGATCGTTCTCGTCCCATTCAGCAGCCCAGAGCGGAGGTTCCCCTACGAGGTCGAGCCGTTCAAGGTTGATCGTCGGTGTCAGAGTAGCCGCCATGCAGTAAGCGAGCAAGTCCCAGCTTTCGTTGCGGTATCTCTTGGGGTTGAGCCAGCCCTTGTTCGGGTCTTTGACCTCGACCGTCAGCTCGGTATAGAAGTTGTCGCCCAGCCAATTCGGGAACACGAACCGGCCGCCGGGCTCCGTGCGATCTAGCCGGTGATCGACCATATCCTTGACCAAGTTCGTGTTGATGAAGAGCACCGGGATTTCCCCGCGTGCGCCTGCATGTCGGTCTTTTCTTTGGGAATCAGGGAAGTCGATCTTCACCCGGGGGGCGTTCTTGGTCGAGGCACCCTTCAGCAGAGTGAACCGCCCAGCCATGCCGTGCTGCCACTCATACTCGCCTTGGTCCTCGGTCGGGAGGGGCTTGCCGTCTTCGCCCACGGGGTCGCCGTGCCGGAGCCAGCGCACGAAGTCATAGGCGTTCGCCGTGACGCCCTCTTTACCGCCAGAGTCGCAGACGGTGAAGCGAATCGCCATCCTGCGCCCCGAGCCGTCGCCCAGCTCGTAGCTCTTCTGGATCACCTGCTCGGCCACCAGCTTCCAGTCCTCGGGATAGGCCCCGGGATTCACCCAAAGCACCTGATCCTCGCGCTCCGGGTCCGGGCGCTTGGAGTGCCGAATCTCGAAGCGGTCGATCACGTAGATGTCGCCGTTGGCCGCGATCCCGTGAACCTGCACGACGAAGCGGTTCTTCTGCACGTCGATTGAGGCGACCAAGAACCGGACGCCGACCGGAACAACCCGGTCGCCCAGATCGCGAGCCCGGGCCTTGATCGCTTCCGGCACCCGGTCGTTCGCAAGGCTCTTGGGGGTGTAGGCTTCCCCCTGATCCGTGTTGACCGTCGCCTTCAGGGCTTCCTCTGACCCGGTGCTCTCGTATTCCGCCTCGGCCGTCAGGTGGCGATGCACGAGCGTCTTCCAGTCAGAGAACGCGGCCGCGACCCCCTTCAGCCAGAACGAGGCCGTGGACGAGCGCGATGCCGTCCCGACGATCAGACCCTCGGGCGTCCAGAGCTGGCCGTCCTTGATCCACTTGCCGGAGCGGTTCATCTCGTGCTTGCCGGGGCCGTGGCCGGGGTCGTGGTGGTAGCGGTGGTTGCAGTGAGGGCAGACCAGAGTGACGCCCTCGGCCGCTTCCATGATGTCCTCGGAGTCGGGCCAGTCCAGCAGCTCGAAGGAGGGCTCGAAGGCGTTGTGGCACTCGACGCAGCGCCAATACCAGCGCCGCCGGTCGCCACGATTATAGAGGGCGAGGATGCCGCGCGTCGGCGGGGCCTCATGCCGGGTCTTGCGCACCCACTTCGGGTTCTCCACCGCGTAGCCGGGCGAGGACTCGGCCGCGCACATGGCGTAGCGCCTGAAGGTCGTCGCGCGCTTCCGGGCAAGGTCGAAGGCGTTGCCCTCGCCGTCCACGTCTTCGGGCATCCGGTCATAGTCCGTCAGCCAGAGGCGCGGGATGGGCTTGCCCGAGAGTTCGTTGATCGTGGGCCACGAGAGCGTCAGGAGCATCCCGGAGCGGTAGTGCTTGTCGAAGGTGTTGTCGGCCGCCTTGCCGGGCACCAGCTTCTCCCCGATGGCGCGGCTATGGCGGTGCAGACGGTCGATCCGGCGCATCGAGAAGTCGCGGGCCGTCACGTTCGAGGTCTGGATCACCATCATGTCGGCCGGGTCGCTGACCGCGCTGTATCCGATCCAGTTGAGCGCCATGTCCGTCTTCCCGCACTGCGCGGGACCGGCGAATACCATGCTGTCATAGAGCAACGATTGCAGCTCGTTCATCGGCTCGACGAGGTAGGGCGTCGTGTCGTTTTCCCACGGGCCGACGTAGGCCCCGGGGTTGTTGATCTGGCGGTATTTCTCGGCCGCCTGCGAAACCGTCAGGCGTTCGGGTGGACGCGCGGCCGCAGCGGAATCCACGATCAGGGATTCCAGCGTATTCATCCCGGCGGGTTTCCCCTTCAGCTCTCGGCGGCCAGCGATCTTCATATCAGTTGCTCGATCTCGTCATCTTCACTTTCAACCCGGGCGATGGTCTCCCCGACCGTCCCGCTCTCACCCACCAGCTCGTCCATCTCTTCGAGCTGCGGCCCGGTGGCGTTCTCGTTCATCTGCTGTATCAGGGCGTCATAGAGTTCCGCCTGAAGCCCGTCCACCAGACTGACGATGATCTCGCGCTGCTCGTCGGAGACCTCGACCTGCCTTTCGAGTGTGTCGATCCAGAGCTGCATGGTGAACTTGATCGTCTGGAAGGTGGAGCCGAGCACGGTCCTGATCTTCTCCGTCCGCCAGAGCTGACCAGCGTTCTCTTCCCACTTCTGCCGCTTCAACAGCGCGTCCCAGATCGTTTGTTGGAGAGCCGGGGGCAGATCGCCCCGCCGCACCGCCCGCATATACTCGGCCGTCGAGAACGCGGGCGTCACGAGGAACGCGGCCGCCGTCGGGAGGTCGTAGAGCACGGTCGTCATCTTGTCGCCCCGGCGGCGCTGGGTCTTGACCGGGCAATTTCCCAGCTTCCGCTTTACCGCCGCCTGCTCCATCCGAAAGACGTGGGCGAGCCACGCCACCGAGACGCCCCGGTTGAGGGGGTCCGCGTAGAGGCCGCCAGTCGCGGGCATCTGCCTCTTGGTCTCGGTCAGGCGGGAAAGCCTTGTGTCCACGTCGTCGTTCATGCCGCCATCCTATTCAATCTCACGCGCACGTGGTCGCTGATTCCGTCTTGTGTCTGCCCGCGAGCGATCAGCGCCGGGAGCATGGTTTCGTCCACGGTCCCCTTCGCCATGATCCGGTGGAGGAAGACCTTCTCTCGCTCTTGCCCCGAGCGGTGCAGGCGCTTCACGAACTGCCGGTAGAGTTCAAGGCTCCACGTCAGGCCATACCAGACCGCGATGTTCGAGCCGAACTGGAAGTTCAAACCATGACCGGCGCTCGCAGGGTGCGTCAAGAGCATCCTGATCTTGCCTGCGTTCCAGTCGCGCATGTCGTTGGGGCTGTCACCGAAGACCCGGCAGTAGGGGAACTTCTTCAGGATTGCCGCCTTGTCGAACTGGAAGGAGTAGGCGACGAGGACAGGCTGACCCATAGCCTCTTCCATGATCGACTCCAAGACCTTCAGCTTTTCGTCGTGGACGAAGACCGATTCCCGGGGGAGCTTTCGATCCGTCTCTTCGTCGAACTTGTCCCCGAGGTAGAGCGATCCGTTCGCGAGCTGAAGCAGCTTGCCGGTCAGGACGCCGTTGTTCACTGCGCGGATGACCTCGGGATCGCCAGCCCGGTTCCGCACGTCGATTGCCATCTCTTCTTCCAGCTCGTGATAGAGCTTCATGGCCTTCTTCGGGAGCTGGACGTAGTGGTCCCTCGGCGTCAGCGGGGGGAGCTTCAGGTAGTCCTCTTCCCGGAGGCTGAAGAACACGTCCTTGATCGCCCCCATGATCTCCTTCTCGGAGTGATCGAAGGGCTCCATGCGCCGGGTCCACGGGTTCTCCCGGAACCACCGCTGCTTGAACTTGGTCATGGACGTGCCGAGGCGCTGCCCCTTGTCCAGCGCGTAGATCGGCCCCCAGAGGTCGATCAGGCCGTTCGGGCTTGGCGTCCCCGATAGCTCGACGAATCGCTTGGTCTTGTGCCGGGCGCGCTGGATCACGCCCAGCTCGGTCAGGCGCTTCGGAGGCATCGTGCCGTCCGCCCGGGGCTTCGGCTTCGACCGCTTGCGGCCGCTCTTCAGGCGCGAGGCTTCGTCATAGACAATCATGTCGAACTGCCACCGCCGGATGCCGAGCGTCTGGTAGAGCCAGAGCAGGTTTTCCCGGTTCACGATGGTCACTTCGGCCGGGCCATACTTCAGCGCGGCCATGCGCTCTGCCTGATTCCCGGTGACGATCCGGTAGCGCAGGTGGCGGCTGAAGTCCCACTTCGCGATCTCTTCCGGCCATGTCTCTTCTGCGACCCGGAGGGGGGCGATGATAAGGGCTGTCTTGACCTCGCCGGTCTCCATGAGATCGACCATCGCCTTCAGCGTCGCGCCAGTCTTGCCCAAGCCCATCTCGGCCCCGAGCAGCAGCGCGTCGAGGTCGATGATCTTGTCCTTCATCCAGTCTTGGTATTCGCGGAAGTTCTCGTGCTTCAGGGTCCGCAACGGCGGCCCGTGGATCAGCTCGATAGCTTCGATGTCGGTCAGGTGCTTCGGGAGGACGACCTTCAAACCAAGTCCCTCCATGTCTCGACCACCGGCCCGCCGTTAGAGCCCGGCAGGAGCCAAAGGATGCGCAGCGCGTCTTGCACGTTGTCGCACACATGGACCTCTATTCCCGCCTGCCGCATCTCCTTGTGCTCTTCCTTCTGGGATCGCCGGGGTTCCTCCCCGGGCGCTTTGAACTCGATGTAGACCTGCCCGCGATCCTTGCGAGCGAACAGCCGGTCAGGCGCACCGATGCGCCCAACCCACTGCACCTTGCGGACGAAGTATCCCGCCCGCTCGGCTCTCTTAACAACGGGATTCTCAACCGCTGATTCAAGCACGCCCTTCCTCGTCGATCTTCACCATCTCCATCGCCACCTTATAGGTGACGACGCGAAGGGGGAAGTCGAAACGAGCACGAAAGAGGTCAGGGTCTTCGGTGCAGAGGACCAAGACCCCCGGGCCGAGCTTTTCGGGCTTCACCATGCCCATGTCCGAGACGCCGGTATCGACGATCTTGTGGCAGCCGTAAGCCTTGGCGATGGCGTCCGCGTTCGTGGTCTTTCCGCAGCCTTGGGGGCCGTAGACGACGGTGCAGGTTTTGTTGGTCATGGCGTCAATCCTTCATGAAGACTTTGGTGGTGAAACCGTTGGAGCCGAGGGGCAGACCGGCGGCCCACCACGGCGATTCTTCCATGCACTCGATCAGCGTTTCGAGGTCTTTGTCCTTGCGGCTCTCGGGCGTGAGGCCGACGATCTGGTCATGCACGTGCAGGCGCACGTTGATGCCGCGCTTCTTCGCCAGTTTGATCCCGTGGACCAGCAGATCACGCGAAGTCGCTTGGTCGGCGTTCTCCGTCACCTTGCCCGGCGTCGTGTGCTGGCGGACCCACTGCTTCCGGTCGTTGAGCCCTTCGTAGGTGATCTGCATCCGCTTCTCGCCCCACGGCGTATCGGTCATCTCGATCCGGGGGCGCAGGTAGTAGAGCGGCCGTCGGGAGGGCAAGATCATCTTCAGGAACGGGCCGTCCATCTCGAACCGGACCTCGGGGCCGCCAGCGACGCCGTGGGCGGTCGGCTTGCCGGTCTTGATGCAGCGACGCATGGCGCGTTCGAGGTCATACCAGTAGGAGACGACCTCCTTGAACTCGTTGCGGAAGGTATCGACCGAGTGCTTGGAATCCTCGGGCGTGAAGTTCTTGACGCCCATGCCCCACGCATAGCCGAGCAACCCGGTCGCTTCGATCTCGCCGGTCTTCCGGTTCACCCGCTTCTCGCCAGCGCCCATGCCGTAGCCGCAGCCCAGCGTGCCCGGCTTCGCGATGGTGCGCTTGGCCGAGTTCTTCTCGACCTTATACTCGTGCCAGAGTTCGTCGTAGGGGCGGCCGTAGAGGTAGCAGGCGAACGCGATGTAGGCGTCCTGACCATTGCGGAAAACGTCGAGGATTTTGTCGCACCCGGCCAGCCAGCCCAGCACCCGGTTCTCGATGGCCGAGAGGTCGGCGTCGATGAAGATCATGCCGTCGGGAGCCTGCGCAGCAGGGCGGATCGCAGATGCCAGCGCGTCGAACACGTTGCCGTGGACGAGCTTCAGGGACTCGTAGTCCAGCTCTTCGATGTTGCGGGCCAAGAGCGGCTGCATGGGCTCGAAACGCTTCTCCGGCCGGGGGAGGTTCTGGGGCTGGAAGATGCGGCCCGCCCAGCGTCCCGTCCGAGCCGCCCCGTTCATCTGAAGGGTGCCGCGCAGGTTGCCGTCATCGTCGGTCGCCCGGGCGAGGGCGTAGTATTTCTTGATCGAGGTCCGGGAGGTTTCGAGCCGGAGGGTCAAGACCTCCTTCAGCGTCTCGTTGTTCCGATATTCGATCCACTGGTCATCGGTCCAGTGATCGGGCTGTTCCTCGAAGTAGGAGTCCGCGACCTTCACGTGGGCCTTCTGAAGATCGTCGAACATATAGCCCTGATCTTGGAGCCACGGGAGAAGCTGGGGCTGGGAGTTCGGGTTCGCCAGCCCGGTCAGCTCGCGCATCCGCTCGAAGCTCTCTTCCAGAGCTTGCTCGTAGATGCGGATCGCGTTGCGGACCATGCGAATGTTGATCGGCAGCCCGGCTTGGTTGATCTCCTGATCGAGATGCCAGAGTTCCCATTCCTCGGGGCTCATGAGGTAGTTCGAGAGCTTGATAAGCACCCCGCGTTCGGAAACCACGTCCGTCCGGTTATACTGCTTGTAGCCTTCCCACTCTTCCGGGTCTTCGTGCCAGAAGAGCCGGGTGTTGGGATTCTTCTTGGTCGGCTTCCGGGGGAACGAGAACTTCCGCATGAGGGCCTTGCCCCTGCGGTCCTTCTGCATCTCCATCGGCAGCCCGACGACCTCGCCTGCCTTTTCCAGCTTGCCCGGGAGCGAGCAGTGCAGGGCTTGGACCATCGTGTCCCGCCACTGCGGGATCGAGACCTCGGCCACGAGGTTGTCCGTGATCGCCATCTCGAAGGGCGCGTTCCATGCCCACTTCTCGACCTCCGGGTCCACCAGCGCCTCGGCCAGCTCGCGCGGTATCGGCTCCCCCTCCGCAGGCACCCACTGGCTTACCGGCCCACGGTTGAAGGCATAGGCGGCCATGAGGACTTCGGTAGACGGATGCTGCGCGTAGCGGCTCGTCCCGACATCGGGAAGAGAGACCTCGGAAAAGGTCTCAAAGTCGAGGTTCAAGCGGTCAGGCATGATTAGACCAACCCCTCGAACCCCAGACCAAGCTGGCGGTCGAGTTCGGCAGCTTCCACAAAGGATCGGATGAAAGTTTCCGCAACAGGCGCGACGATGGCATTGCCGTAGGCGCGCAGTCGTCCCACGCGGTTGTCAGCCCCATAAGCCAGCGGGAATGCGCCGGGTTCAACCGGTCTCCACTTCCCATCTGTGCCGAAGAGCCAGTCAGCATCTCGCCAGAATCCGTTAGTCGGGCGGGGGTTTCTTTCACCCAACCCACCATATGCACCGCGTGAGTGCGCCGATCCGTTCTCTCTGTCATGACCACGCTTGGCGCAGCCCCGTCTTTCCAGTCTCGGGCGTTCGGGGTCGGCCGACCGCACGCCCTCGCGTCCCAAGCCAAGCAAGCGCCGCCCCCGTTCGGGTTCTGCCTGTTCCCTGCACCGCGAGGATTCGTATCGTGAACTTGCGGGGTGGTCCAACCCTTCAAGGCTAAATCCAGTATGGTAGGCCCCGAAAAAGAGCCGTTGGCGGATGTGCGGTGCGCCACACCCCGCAGCGCACAAATCCGCTGCCCCGAAGGAGTAATCCGTTCCTTCCAAGTCAGACGATACAAGGTCGAGCCAACCGAGTCCGTCCTTGCTCGCAACCTGCTCTCCAAAAAGGATTTCAGGGCGGCACTCTTGAACAAGGTGAAACCACGCCGGCCATAGGTGCCGCTCATCAGAAGTCCCTGTTCTTTTGCCTGCCGAGCTGAAAGGCTGGCACGGGCACGATCCCGTCCAGACTCGTTTGTTGTCGGGCCAACCAAACCGCCTGAGTGCATAGTTCCAAACTCCCACGCCAGCAAAAAAGTGGCATTGCTCGAACCCAGACAGGTCGTCTGGCGAGACATCTTCTATTGATCGCTCGTCTACCTCACCGGGCGCGATCTCGCCCGCGTCCATAAGGTTTCGAAGCCACTGCGCTGCGTAAGGGTCGATCTCGTTGTAGTAGGCAGCCATTAGAGCTTCACCACGCGACCGTCCAAGAACGTGCTCGTGCGGCCCACGAGGACAAGGCCCAAGGGGCTACCCTCGACGAGCGCGTTCAAGTCTACGTCGGAATCCACGAGAATCAGCCTGCTAGCGAAACCACTGAGTTCAGAAGGATTTTTGGCCGATACGACGCGGAAGGGCAGGTCCGTGAGATTCCTTCGGAGGTTGTGGGGTTTCCGGTCAGAACTTACGACAATGGTGGTGATCTCGGTCATGGGTTTCTTTCTGGTCGCGGGAAGGGAGGCGGGGTTGGCCGGGCACCGAAGCGCCCGGCCGCGACCCCCTGCGGGTCAGACGAGGCCGTCGTCCTCGTCACCGTCATCGGCGTCCCCGCCGAAGTCGTCGTCGCCCATGTCGCCTTCTTCGCCAACCATGTCGTCGTCGAAGTCGTCGTTCGGGTCACTCGGAGCCGCGCCGAACGCCTCGCCCTCGGCGTAGAACTGAAGAGCCTTGAGCTGGGCGTTCACCCGCTTGCCGTGCTCATTGTCCTGTGCCCAGACCACGATGGTCGCGTTCACGTAGCAGCCCGAGTAGGGCGCACCGTGGCCGCCGGGCTCGGCCGGAATCCAGCCGTCCTTGCCCTTGCGGTTCGTGACCACGGCGGGCTTGTCCTGAAGCTGGGCGTTGGCCGAGACATACCGCTGGTTCTCGTAGCCGTCCCAATCTTCGAGATCGCCGTCGCGGACGAAGACCTTCTCGGGCTTCAGCTTGGGCCACTTGTCGGGATTCTCGCCCCACTTCTTCGCCTTCGCGGCTGCCGAGGCTGCCTTCAGCGCGTCCATAATGGGCATGACCTTGCCCATGTGTTTCGCCTTGGCGGTCCCGTTCTTGATGTCGTCCTTGTCGATCAGGAAGTTACCCTTCCACGTCTCGCGGATCGACCCGTCGTCTTGCTTCTGCCGATTCGGCTCGAAGACGCTCAGGAACGACGCGCGGACGTTCATGAGGATCACCTTCGTCGGATCGGCTGCTTTTTTGTCGGCCATGACTTTTCTCCTAGACCAGTGGTTCATCATCATCGACAAGCCCGTCAAAATCCGACGTGATGTCGGGCAGGGGGTCGCGCTTGTCATCTTCGGGGACGAGGATCGGCTTGGCCTCCCCAATGTCCACCATACGGGAGTAGCGGGTCCGGTAAGCCCGCTTCCCGATCTTGTCCTCGACCGCTGCGGGCGAGAGGATTTTCTTCGCGTAGGCTTTGTGTGCGAAGTCGTGTTCGAGCATCACTTCAGCCTTGAACTCGTCCTTCCACTTCCGGGGCGGGTTGCGCCCGGAAACCAGCTTCATGCCCGGCACGGGGCGGCGCGAGTTCGCGTCGATCATCGCCTCTTCGTGCAGGTCGTCCAGAAACTTCTCGATCAGCTTGCGGTTCAAGAGCACGGCGGATCGCTGCTCCGGCGTCAAGCTGCGCTTCTCCGGCAAGGTCAGGGGCTCGCCGGTCTCGGCCGATTCGTCGAGGTCGTCGAAGTCCGCGCCGAAGGCTTCCAGCACGAAGGCCGCCCGGGCGGTGCAGCGGTTGAACTTCGCCGCGACGCAGAACTGGCACTGCTTCGGGCCGGGGTTGAACGGGGCTTCCGGGTCTTCCGTCAGCTTCGCATCCCGGCGAATCCTCTGGCCCTCGGCCAGCAGCTCGCCCATCGTCGTCGTCCACGTTCCGCCGCCGCCGGGAGCCCGGGGCTGCTCGATCATGATGACCACTTCGATGTCGTCTTCCCACGGGGCACCGGCCGCATCCGCTTGCTCGGCCTCTTCCCGGCCTATTCGTTCCGCCAGCGCCTCGAAGAACATGCGCCGGGCGAACGTGGACCACGTGCCGAGCGCGTAGAGCATCGCCTGATCGTTCCGCTCGGGAGCAACCGGGACGCCCTGTCCGTATTTCCAGTCGAACACGACCAGCCGCCAGTTGAGGGGGTCGATGATCGCGGCGTCGGTCGTGCCGAACTCGTTCTCCCCCACCCACTCTTCGAGGCTGACCCGCTCTTCGACGATCAGCTTGGCCCCGGGGACATCGGCCATCGCCCACACGAGATCGAGCCCGTTGAGCATGTTGTCGGCCATCTCCTGATCGAAGACCAGCTCGCCCCAACCCTCGACCTCCATCCGGTCGCCCACGAAGCCCTGCGGGTCCAACCCGAGTTCAAGGCAGTCGGCCGCGAAGTCGTGGAAGACCGTGCCGTAGGCGGCCTCGATCCCCGCCGTGTTGGGCAGGCCCCGGGACAGACGGACGGAGCCCGGACACTTCCGCCAGCGATGCGCCGTGGACGGCCCTCGCTCGGAGTGCAGCAGTTCTTCCGTCTCGTGATCCAGCATGGAGTCCTCGGTCAAAGGGAGATAGCTATAGAACGACGTTCTTGTTTAGTTCGCAACCCCCAAAGATGGGTCGGGGGTCTCTGGGAGTTGCGCCAGACAGCCGGGGTCGAGACCGACCACCTATTCGGTCAGACCATCGCGTCGTCTTCGTCGCCCTCGTCGGCTCCATCGCCAGCGAAAGGGTCGTCGCCAGCCTCGAACGTGTCGAGGAAGCCAAGGGCTTCATCGAAGTTCTCGGCGTCGATGGCCGTGAAACGCTCGGCGTCGTAGTGGTCGAGGATCGCCTTCACGTGGCCCTTGCGCTCTTCGCGCTCGGCCTTGGAGCCGGTCTTCAGGTAGGTCGTGACGCGCTCGGTCACGTCCTCAACGGTCGTTGCGCCTTTCTTCGTCGTGGTCTTGGAAGAGGCGGCGGGCTTCGACGCGGGCTTGTCAGCCGCCTTGGTCGATGCTGCGGGCTTCGACGCGGGCTTCGATCCGGCCGAATCCTTCATGAGCGAGTGCATCGCGTCGGTGTTGGCTTCGAGGGCTTCAGCCACACGGGTCAGGAGAGCTTCGATGGACATGGTGTTCCTTTCGGGTTTGAACAGTTGCCCTTGGTGGGCGATGACAGATATGGATGACGGTCAAGGGATTGTCAACCGCACGGTGCGTATGTATATCAGTCCAGACGAAGCGCAAGAGGAAAGCCAATGCCCACCTATAATTCCCCGGAAGATGCGGCAAGCGGTCTGCACCGCCTGCTTCTTCGGGCGGTCCCAGAGAACGAGCATGGGAACAAGACGATTCTCCATCTCGCAGAACTCATGGGGATCAACCGATGGTCGATCAACAAGTGGGTCCGCAAGGACCGAATCAGCCCGGAGAGGGTCATGCAGATCATCGAGATCAGCAGGATCACCGGATACGACGATAAGGGCAAGCCGATCAAAGGCGAGCCCCGGGTTTCCCGCGACGACTTCGACCCGTTCGTTTACAACTTCTAGGCCGGTCGCTTAGACTGGTCTGCGCTGCTGAGTCTTCATGGGACGGACTCGGCTCTCTCTCCTAAATACGGGTCGGGCATGTCCAAGAAAAATGAAAACTTCGTCGTTCGCTTCTCCACCGGGACAGGCCGTAGCTTTGGCAAAGCCAAAAACGCATCCAAGTCCCTGAAAACATTCCGCAATATGTTCCGCAAGCCGGTCGTGACCAACGAGCGGATGAAGGACTTCCTGAAGCTCCCGGACAAGGACCAAGCCCACCTGAAGTCGGCCGCTGGCTGGTTCTACCGCACCCAGATCGAGGGCCAGAGACGGAACCGGGGCTCCGGCTTGCCGTCCGACATGGTGACGCTCGATCTCGACTACGCGACCCCCGAATACCTGCGCTCGCTGCTGGACGGCGAAGTCGCGACCGAATGGGAATGGTTTCTCCACACGTCGCGCCGCCACACCGCCGAGAAGCCCCGCGTCCGCCTCTTCATTTTCCTGTCCGAGCCGGTCCCGAACGACCTCTATGGCCCGGTCAGCCGAATCGTCGCCCAGCACTTCGACCCTGACATGATCCACGTGGACAAGGTGTCGTTCCGCCCGGCGCAGATGATGTTCATGCCGACGATCTCGAAGGACGGCGAGTTTATCTTCCATGAGAACAACGGCGATCTGCTCGACTGGTCCGAGATGCTGGACATCTACGAGCAGACCAAGGGCGACTGGCGCGACATCACCCAGCTCCCGCAGGTCGAGGGCGAGAACGCCCGGGAGGTCGCGGAGAAGGCCGAAGACCCGACCGAGAAGAAAGGAATCGTGGGTGATTTCTGCCGGGCCTACAACGTCATGGAGGCCATCGAAGCCTTCGATCTCCCTTATCAGGAGGTTGACGATTATTCCGGCAAGCCGCGCTACACCTACCTCGGCGGCACGACCACGAACGGGGCCGAGGTCCAAGACGACGGCCTGTTCCTGTATTCGCACCACGGCTCCGACCCGGTGTCGGATATGCTCGTCAACGCCTTCGATCTGGTCCGCATCCACAAGTTCGGGGACAAGGACGAGAAGTTCGACCCGGACGGCAAGGCGATGCACCAGCGGCCGAGCTTCAAGGCGATGGTCGAATCACTCGAACACGACGAGAAATACAAGGCCCAGCAGGTCGCCTCCCGCTATGACATCGACGCGATCAACGAAGACTTCGACGACGCGATGGCCGAGCTGGGCGACGAGATCGAAGACCC